TTATCTCTACAGGTAATCTAGTGGAAGGCCTAAAAGATAAAGACATTATATATTACGACAAACATGCTGGACATGGTATAACTTGGGCAAATACAATGTACCATGTAATCCGAGCAAGAGATGTAGTTTTAGTGGAGTAAGTACTTCGCTAAACGTGTGATATATATATTAGACCTAAACCTTGAACCTTAAACCTTAAACGGTAAATAATAAACAATTAATAATTTAAAAAACAAAACTATGAAATTTATCAAAGTAAACGGAGGTGACGACAGCGCTTATGCTGCCCCCCTCGCAAACCTACTAAGCGTACACGCTGATGCAGATTCAAAATTAAGCGTAACATTTAAAAGTTCTTTACCAGTTAACTTGGTTACGGCTGGGCAAACCGCTGCAGCCGCTGCAAAAGCTTATGACGAAATCATTTTCTCAATAACTGCGGATCAAGAAGACGAGGTAGTAGACGCTGTACTTCAGCTGTTAACTGCTACTGGTACTACATCTAATAAGAACATTATTGAGATTGGTACTGCTATAACAGGTATAACAGCTGTTGATTCAATTACTCTTGGAGTAGCGTAACAGTTGAGACTAACAGCGCAGGATCTGCGTGATATGAATATCCTTAAGTACTACAGGCTCACAAGAAAGTGGGCCTGTAAGACTTACGGGTTAACTGATGCCGATCTAGAGTTACTGATATACCTAGATCATAAGGGTAGATTTACCCGAAACGAATTTATCGACGGTGCTTACACATATTCTTGGGATAAGAAAAGGTGGGAGAAACTGCGATCAGCTGGATGGATAGAGGTTTGGAGACATAGGAATAGAACTAGTATAAAGTTCTCCGTGTTTAAGACTTCTTTCAAATGCTCACAGCTAGTTACTAGGATATACCGTATTTTATTAGGTGAAGAGGATCTACCAACCTCAGAGCGAAGTGTATTTTTTAATAACAAGTCATATACAGATAAGGTCTATAATAAGTCCATAGATGATATGATACGAGATACAGATAGATAATGGCGTTTAAAATGAAAGCTGGACCAGAAGGTCCTATGGTAAAAAACTACAGCGCCTTTAAACATAAGGGCTGCAGCAAGCACAAGCACCCGCACTTTCGTAACACGGTGAGAACAAATAAATGCTCAGCGAAAGAGAAAGTTAAAAAAGTAGCTGGAGGTATAGCCAAAGCAGGCGCTGTGATTGGCATGGTTGTTGGAGCTAAAAAGAAATTTGATAATATGTAATCATGGCATTTAAACTTGGAAATAGACCCTTACCCGGTATAGCGCGTAATGGTGAGCTCAATAAGAAGCACGGCTTCAAAGTGGAGAGAGCTAAGCTAGGTAGCGGTATCTTAGGTGAGGCTCATCCAGGAAGGGTTGTGGTTGATGAAAGCGTCAAACAAGGTAGCGCGGAAGAGAGGAAGGTTATAGCCCATGAAGGTCAGCATGTAAAAGATATGGATAGTGGTAAAGCTGCTTTTGGAGATGACTGGGTTAGATGGGAAGGTAAGACTTATCAGAGAAAAGACGGTAAGATAAAGTATAACGGTAAGTGGAAAGATGAGGGAGATCATTCTTTCCCTTGGGAGAAATCGGCTATGAAAGCGGAATCCCCGTTAAAATCACCTGGGCATTATAAACCAGAAAAAGTTCACCACCATCAACCTAATGGGACGCCATCTCTTTTTGGTCATGAAAATGCAAATGCTCCAGCGTCTGAAAAAGTCGATGAAGGCGCTGAGGAAGGAGATGCTTCTTTAGAGTCTGCTAAGAATGCAAGCCCTGAACAGAGAGCAAATCTGTTAGACGTAATTAATAGAGCACGAAAAGAGCAAGGGTTACCGCCAGCAAAAACAGTTGAAGAAGGATTAAAAACAACTCCAACATTTGACTAATCATGGAAGAGAAAAATAATGAACGTTTTAAGTAAGCTATTCTCAGCGGGAGCTACCGAGCTAGTCAAAGGAGTAGGTGGAGTTTTAGATAACTTGATAACATCTAAAGACGAAAAGGCTGCAGCGGAGCTAAAGATAAAGGAATTAATCTCGAAGTACGAGATAGAGATGGAGAGCAATATAACAGCTCGATGGGAAGCGGATGCAAAGTCAGATTCATGGCTCTCTAAGAACGTCCGACCGTCGGTATTAATATTCTTGATAGTATGTACCATGCTACTCATATTCATTGACGCTGGTACAATAGACTTCGAAGTCAAGGCCTCTTGGGTTGACTTACTACAACTAGTATTAATAACTGTGATTGGAGCCTACTTCGGAGGACGATCACTAGAAAAAGTAAAAAAATAGGATTATGGGATTAAATTCAACAGAGACATCGTGGGGCTTCGGACAAATGGGAAGCGCGTTCTTAGGAGATGACGGTGTATATGAACCGCCAACAGGTAAGATTGTTGTGGCTATATCATGCGTAGGTGGAGCAGACACTAAGTTTACCCTTCTACAGGCTGATACGTCTCTATATGGCCAGACCGATGGCGACCTTCCAGCAGGAGCGTCTAATCCAGGAACAGCTTTCATACAAACAACAGCTGTAGTTGCTAACGGTACAAACGCGGACAATGTCGCCGACACAGATATCTTCCCTGTTGGAACTACTATATTCGGCCGTTGGGATAAGATAACACTTGCAGCGGGGGACGTGATTCTGTATTTTGCAGATCTATAATGCTAGGTAATAGCACAAGCGCTTCTAAAGATAGGGGTAAAAATAAAGCTGTAAAAGTTAGGAGGATAAAAGAAGTTAGAACTGCAGAAGGTTACCCCACTTTTTCTGGTACTACGGTTCAATCTAGACCAGCATGCTTAACTAGGGAACGGCTTAATCAAGTGTACTACCACAACGGTAGCTCCTCTGTGCCTGCTACCGGTGATTTCGTCTACTCAAGAAAGCAAGCCGGCGAAAGGTATTTTCTAGAAACAGGTTACTATAAAATAGCAATATCAAGGGGGTTTTACAGTATGCAAATAGATAGCTCTGGAGCTGTTTCAGCGATGGAGCCATGCAGATAATAAAAACAACAACAACAACAAAACAATTTTAATTTAATACAATTTAATTATGGGTAAAAAAAGTAACAAGGTCGTAGACCTAAAGCCAGAGACTATCTCTGAAGAGCAGCTTGGTAAGGTGCAGAACATCGTGCAAGCTATAAACAAGCTACACGCAGATATTGGAAAGCTAGAAGCTCAAAAGCACAACGTGTTACACACGTTAGCTCAAGGTAACGATCAGCTTAACGAGATTCAAGAAGAGATACGCAAAGAGTATGGTAACGTAAGTATCAATATTCAAGATGGATCAATTACATACGAAGGGGATGAGCCATCTGATTCGTAAGATCACGATAGGTAAAGACTACAAGAATGACTCCATGCACTATGCCGTAGGGCAAGAAGTGTATGGCGGTCATACTATCTGTGATATATTAGAAGAGGAAACGAAGTACTCTATATATATCAAGAAGGGGAAAGCAGTCATACCTTGGAAGGATTTTAATAAGAACATGGCTATATCTGTTGAGTATAACTTAGAGTACTAATGCACTCGGTGTATAACTACGTTGTTGAGCCTTTAGGAGAGCGATACAACAACAGTAAAAAAGTAGGGGATAAAGAGCTGATATTAAACACGGAGATATTCAATCACCAGCATATTAACCGAGAGGCAAAGATTTTATCTGTACCTCAATTCGGAGCTCCTTTAGAACCTCGCCCGGGGGATATAGTTACCTTACACCATAACGTCTTTCGTAGATGGCATGATGTAAAGGGTAGGGAAAGGAATAGCTCGTCCTTCCTTGAAGAAGGTAAGTACTTAGTTTCTCCAGACCAGATCTTTTTGTACAAAAGAGATAAGGATTGGATCTGTCCTAAAGGATATTGCTTTGTTCAACCTGTCAAGTCTGTAAATGACTATGACATGAAAGAAGAGAGACCTTTAATGGGTATTGTGAAATACTCTGGTGGAACTGTTCTCAAAGGGGACTTAGTCGGGTTTAGACCCAGTAGCGAATTTGAGTTTGTGGTAGACGGTCAGAGGATGTATCGAGTTTTATCTAATTTTATTACAATTAAATATGAATATCAAGGAGACGAAGAGGAGTATAATCCAAGCTGGGCAGGTAGCCGTTGAAGAGTTAATCAAAGTAGCTAAAGAAGCTATTGTAGATTCAGGTGATGATATCACCGCTGACAGACTCAAGAACGCGGCAGCCACAAAAAAGCTTGCAATCTTCGATGCCTTTGAGATATTAAACAGAATCCAAGAAGAAGATAATCTCTTAGAGGGGCGGGAGCCTGAAGATAAAGGAGGTAAAGTTTTTAAGGGTTTTGCTGAAGGAAGATCTAAGTAATGTACGAACAGACATTATTAAAAATAATAGAGCCTATAAAGAAAACCACTCTTACAAGACTCAATAGAGGTAAGAAGTGGAAGTATGGTTATGACAAGGATCACGATTTAGTGGTATTGTCTAAGACTGGGGTTATAGGTGAGATATATGACATACAGGGTTTTAAGGTTGCTCTACCTAAGCCCACTAATGTTTTCAAACACGAAAGCAACAAGTGGAAGAAAGTGGATCAACCTAAAGAGCTCAGCCGCATAAAAACTATATTCGACTGGAGAAGTTATCCAGACGAGCAGAAGGATAAGTGGCATGGGTATATAGATGAAGAGTTCAGACGTAGAGAGGAAGGTTTTTGGTTCACGAATAAAGGTAAACCAACTTACATAACCGGTAGTCACTACATGTACTTGCAATGGAGTAAGATTGATGTGGGTGCGCCAGACTTTAGAGAGGCCAATAGACTGTTCTTTATATTTTGGGAGGCTTGTAAAGCCGATAAGAGATGCTATGGAATGTGCTACCTTAAGAACCGTCGTTCAGGGTTTTCTTTTATGAGTTCAGCTGAAACAGTTAACTTAGCCACTATATCGAGTGATAGTAGATATGGGATACTCTCTAAGTCTGGTGCCGATGCAAAGAAGATGTTTACAGATAAGGTTGTACCGATATCTATAAACTACCCTTTCTTTTTCAAACCGATACAAGACGGTATGGATCGTCCAAAGTCTGAGTTAGCATACAGGGTTCCTTCTACTAGATTTACTAGAAAGAAAATTCAGAGTGGTGACAAGCTAGAGGAGCTAGCGGGTCTTGATACCACTATAGATTGGAAGAATACAGGGGACAATAGTTATGACGGTGAAAAACTAAGTCTACTGGTCCATGATGAGAGCGGTAAATGGGAGAGACCGGATAACATATTAAACAACTGGCGAGTCACAAAGACTTGCTTGAGACTTGGTAGTAGAATCGTAGGGAAATGCCTTATGGGATCTACTTCAAACGCATTAGACAAAGGAGGTACTAACTTTAAGAAATTATACAATGACTCAGATGTATCAAAGCGAAACCGTAATGGACAAACGAAGTCTGGGCTTTATTCTCTCTTTGTCCCTATGGAATGGAACTATGAAGGATTTATTGACGAGTTCGGATTTCCAGTCTTTGATAATCCACGTGATGGAAAACGACTGGGACCGGACGGTGAACTGATAGACATTGGGGTTATTGATAGCTGGGAGAATGAAGCTGAGGGATTAAAAGATGATCACGATGCTTTAAATGAATTCTACCGTCAGTTCCCTAGGACAACAGAACACGCTTTCAGGGATGAGAGTAAAAACAGTATCTTTAATTTAATGAAGATATATGAGCAGATAGATTACAACGAAGGTAGCAGGCATAATGCTCATACTACAACCGGGAGTTTTGGTTGGGTGAACGGTATTAAGGATACACAGGTGGTTTTCCACCCAGATCCAGGAGGTAGGTTTAAGGTTAGTTGGGTTCCACCATCTAATTTACAAAATAAACAAATAATAAAGAATGGTGTTAGATTCCCAGGCAATGATCATATTGGCGCGTTCGGCTGTGATAGTTATGATATTAGCGGTACTGTTGATGGCAAGGGATCGAAAGGGGCGCTCCACGGATTAACAAAATTCTCTATGGAAGACGCTCCAGCGAGCACATTCTTTCTAGAGTATATAGCAAGACCACAAACCGCAGAGATATTCTTTGAAGATGTATTGATGGCACTCGTGTTTTATGGCATGCCTATACTAGCAGAGAACAATAAACCAAGATTACTGTACTACCTACGCCGAAGAGGGTATAGAGGGTATAGTATGAATCGACCAGATAAAAACTGGAGGAAACTATCCGTAGCTGAAAAAGAAGTGGGTGGCATACCAAACTCTAGTGAGGATATTAAACAAGCGCACGCGGCTGCTATTGAGATGTATATACAAGGACACGTAGGACATTTAGGTGAAGGCAACTATGGGACAGTATACTTTAACGAGTTGCTTAACGATTGGGCTAAGTTTGATATAAACAAAAGAACCAAACACGATGCTTCTATAAGTTCTGGTTTAGCTATCATGGCATGCAACAG